GGAGGAAGTGGCTTAGTTCCTGCAGGCTGTAACTGTCTCATAGCACTTACGATCTTATCGACATTTTGATCGATCTCAGGCTTAGCAACCCCTTGCTTTTGACCTGTAGCAATCGCTTGGTCACCTGGTGATTGACCTTTCTTTACTGAAGCGGCTGCGCCGGCTTTTGCGGCTAGCTTATCGCCAAGGGCTTTCAACTCTGCGGCTGATCCAAAACCAGGTGCTGCGCCGGCTGCGCCGGCTGCGCCGGGAGCGGGCTGTGCTGCACCGGCTTGACCACTGGTCTGTCCAGTTGCTCCTGGTTGTGCCGCCCCACCTGCCGGGGGTTGTGCAGCGCCGGCTGCAGGATCTGCGGGTGCTGCTGCATCACCGACAGCATTTAAATCTACTATACCCTGTTGAACGGCTGTCTTGATGCTATTGAGTCCTCTAGTCACAAATTTCTTAACGAATATGTCCTGCGTCAATTGGTCTTCGCGGCTTAATCCTGATTTCTTAGCCCCAGAAATCGCGCCAGCAACTCCTGCTGTATCAGCAGCGCCCCCTTTAAATTCGCTCCCGCGGCCTAACAAGTTTTGAAACATATTCAGTTCATTAATTTTCATGATTTTTCCTCAATGTTCTGGAAAAACGATGAGTATCTTTAGATTTAATCGCCCCTAGTAATTTACGCTCAAGTATTTCAGCCTTTTCAGCACTGTAATTACGATTGATAAGTTCTATGAGGTTTATAGCACTGGTAATAACATTATGGGCTCGGCTTTCAATAACATGCCCTATGTCACGATTATTTCCAATGGCTTCTAGCTCTTGTAAAAGGGTTTTAGTACGCTTTTCCATAACTATATTTATCTGGAAGCGGATGTTTTATTTCTTTAATGAAGCCAGTATACTTTTCAGTTTTGCGCTCTGTATATCGGCTACAACATGCTTGTTTTGAGGCTCGACTTCAATTACGTTTGTATTAACTTTTACGGGTATCGGGCCTATCTGACTAGTGGCTTTGACCTGACTTAATAATTGATTTCCTGTTGGTTGAGGCTTATAACTAGTATCTTCACCCTCGTCTGTGATACGCAACGTATCTACATCGAATTTAAGTTCGATCTTTTGTCCTACACCCGAACTACTACGTGTTTTCATCAACTGTATCTGATAAAGTCCACGCTCACGCATACTTCGACTTGTAAATATACCAAACACATTATCCGCAGTATTGATCTTACTGATACCACCTGCTATATGACTATGATCAAATTCGATTTCTTCGACTGCGCTACGATTTAACTGACTAGCCGTTACAAACACTACATTAAGTTCTTTAGCAAGATTGCGTAGTTCTTCGCTAACATACTTGTCTTTAACAAACAAATCATTGGGACTGACTTTAGCACTTACAGGCATGACTAAATCTAGATAGTCTACACACAAGAAGTCTACACGCATATCTGTTTGTATCTGTAATTCTTTTACATATGCTCTTATATCGTTGACATTGCTTTGTGCTGGCATATATTTGATACGCAGTTGTCCAGATTTTTTTGCTACCATCTTAACTTTCATCTCGACATTATCGATATCTTTAAAAATCTCTCTGCTACTTGTATCAGTCATCATGCTATCGATGCGCATACTACATAAGCCTTCGCTCAATTCAAGAGTGATATATACACCACTCATGCTTTTCTGCACCCAGTTCACAGCAAGATTTTGCATGATCAAACTCTTACCAGATCCACTACCACCTGCAAAGATTTGTAGTTCGCCACGATTAAAGCCACCATATAATTTATTATCAAGTGTAGGCCAACCTGTACCGTTCTGACCATTATTACTTTTCAATGCCATTAATCTTGCTCTTGGATCAGCAAAGTAATCTGTGCCCATGTCCTTTTGCAAACTGATCTGTACCGCTTCTTTGATCAATTTCTCAACCGGCCCATATTCGCCCTTCTCAAGTAAGTCAGCGCTCTTAAGAATAGCCCTCTCAAGTTCTTGTCGTTTAGTGAATGATTCAAATTCTTCTAGAAACCAATCATAATGACCTTCGTCTAATTCTGGAATAGTTTCTATACTGATTTCTGTAGTAGCCTTGATCTGAATCGGATCAGGCATGACATTATATTTTTTAGTATGTTCCATTATGAATTCTGCTACCGGTCGCAATCTGCGATCAAAATTTGCACTATTCATAATATTCATGACGCGGGTATATAACTCCGCATTCGTTACCATCATCTGCAAAAACAATTTTTGTACATCAATGTTGTAATCGTTTATCAAGTTGCTTCCTCTTTAATTCGGTCTTAATCTTGCTGTTTGTTGCTGACTGCAAGATACTTAGTAATGTAGATAGTTTGCCATATTTTATTACAGCATCGTTGACATCTTTAACATCAACATCCCAATTAGGCATACTTATATAAAAACCCAAATCTAATGCGCGATTGATCACATCTATACCACTTTTATCTTGATCGGGCACTACTATTATCTTTCTGTTTAGATTTTTTAGTATCTCTGCTTGTTGATCATTTATAGCGTTAGTAGTCAGTGCGCAGCCATTTATACTAAGTGCATCGAATATACCCTCAGTAACTATACAAACTTGCCAATCTGGTTTCTGTAGATCGACCCCAAACAGATAACCGTTTTGTTGTTCACTTATGAATTTAGGTTTACGATCATCTAAGTATCTGCTAGTATGTCCCACTATCTTATGTTCATAAGTAAAGGGTATGATCACACGATTCGCTTGCCTACCCTTTTCATCAGGAGTACACATGAAAGGATAATCTTTTATTGATATCTTTCTTTTATTTAAATATTCAATGAACGGTAAATGATGTGGATTATTAATATTAATTAATTCTGCATCTGGTAATACCATCTCTTTGAACTTAACTTTTTTCTTCTCTTTTTTGAACTTGGCGAAGTCAAGCAAGTCTTTGTGTTGCAGGCTTTCAAAACTATATCTATCAATCTGTTCTTTATCTAAGCCTAGATAATTCAATAGTTGCCTTGTGTTTCGTGTGATGGATTTGCCTAGCGTGAATCCAGATTTAAATCCACAGTTAAAACAATGATAACTCCAGTTATTTACATCCGCGAACTTTATGCCACCTCGTCCCCTTTTGTCAGGTGTATGCCCACGATGATGACAACAGACAGCATTAAAACTCTGCCATCCGCTTTGACTTAGTTTTTTCTTGCCCGGGATTAATTGTAGAATGTCGAACACTCTGTAATTATAACACAGTGTTGTGCAAAAACAAATACTATCGGTAACTTATCTTGCCAAAATATTGCTGACCACACCTGTATTGCTAGTGAATGCCATTCTTATGAATGGATGAAATCCTGTGATAGTGAATCCAACTGTATCTGTGGTCTCTAAATATTCTTCGCTTGTTATAGGATACCAATCTGTCAATGAACTGCTAAAAGTACCTTCGACCGCGATCTCGCCATTATACTCATACAGGTGTGCTTGTAGTGTCAATACTGGATTATCATTCGTATTGATTACAGAAGTATAATAAGTATTGGCATTAGGTAGCACATTGTCTATGCTATTATTGCTATCTAAGTTCGGGAACGGTTGTCCGGTAGGTATAGTTACAGTCTCGCTAGGAACGAAACTTGGTAACACGCTGTTTACTACATTTATCTGCCCCCTAGCGCCTGCTGCAGGATCTACGAAAACAGGATAATCGAATTCACCTTCAGGAATCTCAAGGCTATAGTAGCATAACTGCGCAGGAATGTCTTCTATCTCAGCTGCATTTAGTTGTAAATATGCTATACCAGTTACTGGTAATTGCAATGTCAATGCTTTTTTGATCAAGACTTCAGTGCCGTCATTGTTGATGATGCGGCAAGTGATTTCTTTGCCTGTTATGTTGACTGGTTTCTGTTCTTGATTTAAGAATTGAAACTGTAGTTTATTGTCTACCCCTTTGTGTAGAGTCATGGTTTTTGCGTATACTGGCATAAAGGCCCTCGGACTGTTTCCAGAAAGTAGGACGACAATCTGACGCTGCGTATATAAAAATACTGCTGTGCTATACCCTACATTTGTTACTGTCACAGATTATCGCTCCTCAATGTATTTAGTATGATAAAATTATATATTAAATCGGCGACCCAATTATAAATAAACGCAATGACCATTATTGCTAGAGACTTTTTCAATAAACTTACAGAGAACCATCCATTCATAACGGTTCTATCCTTCGCCGGGCAAGACTATGTAGGTATAGTACAGAACCGCGATGATCAATGTACTAGTATATATGACTATGGTGCAATAGTTGATGTATCTGCTAAACAGATATTTTTAGAATTAGGTGAAGTCTGGTGGTGGGAGAGCAATCGTCAGATACCCATAAACATATTCTTAAAGGAAGATTGGACTCCCTTTAGGCCGTTTTTACGCACTTTCAATAATAAGAATCTGACTATAATACATGGTCCTATAGTCAGTTTAAATGAATTAAACAAGCGCCGTAGCAAGCGCCGTAGCATCACATTAGTTAAGAGACTTTCGTGACCTTTTCTTTCTGCGATTTTTGGCCATATCTAGGCTAAGTTTACCAACCCTAGCATCATAACAGATACCGTCTAAGTGATCACGCTCATGCTGAAATACCCTAGCGATCAGTCCGCTAAATTCAGTCTCAATCAATTCCCCTACTGCGTTATAATATCGTACTTTAATAGACTCTGCACGACGGACACGCAACCATAGATCAGGGAAACTCAAGCATCCCTCTATATCCATCTCATTACCGGTCGCTTCTACTACTTCAGGATTGATGCAGGCATACATCTTAGATTCATTGCCCATGACGAATATTCGCTTATTGATACCTACTTGAGGTCCAGAAAGCCCTATGCCATTATTTTCCATCATGGTTTTGGCCATTATTCTTATTAGATCATTGGCATCTCCGTCAACTGTGAAGTCCCATCTATCAGCAACTTCCCTTAGTATAGGATCGTTTTCTTTAACTAGTTTTAGTTCCATGCTTCAATAAATTCATATGCACCACAACAAGATGCGCATAAGCAACTGCGTGTGACTTCTTAAATGTATAAGTGCCTTCTTCACGATCCCATATTGTTTTAGATACTTCGCTCCAAGTTTTTGTTATCAGATGCCTCTTGGCTGGTCTTATCACAGCAAGGAACATCGCTAATCTAGGTATGCTATTTACAGGCTCAGGCATCTTACACAAACTATTGTAATGATTACCTAAGTGTATGAGCTGACTCACGATATTAGGATCATTAAGCAATGTCCAATCAGGTTCGACCATTAATTCTACAAGATGCTTTTCGTCACGCACTTGATTATATACATGCACATTCAACAAGTCTAACTTTAGATATCCCCGATCCTCTGCAGCGGCATAATCTAAAGCACACAAATCGTTGACTGGATCATATGGAATATCTGTTACATAGATACCTGTGTTATGTTTTTTAACATCATCTTTGCGTATAGATGCCTTGGTATGATCTATCAAAGATAATAATTTATCTCTGTCAGCCAGATCGATATCAATGTCACTCTTGAATTTCATTATTTTTTAAGTCCCAACTTACGATATGCCTCTTGAACTTTTATGGCTTGTCTTTCAGCATCTTCTATTGCCTTGTGCGTAGTCTTGTAACCGCCGTCTTTTAATCTGACATTTGCTAATTCATATAGCGTTCGTGTGTCTCTTACAGTATAGAAAGGCCAGGGAACAGGATTAGGTCTGTCACTCAATGCTTGACGAAACGCTGTTTCTGCCACAACCACATCGAATGCTGCACCATTGCTCCATACTGCCCTACGATTCCATCCAAACTTATATAACTCTTCCATGCATTCACGGAAACTAACTCGTCCAATATCCCCCATTGCTTCTTCAATGGCTTCAGGACTTTGCTCACCCCACCAGCGTATAGTATCATCATTGATGACACGGTTGAATA